GATACGGCACGGTGATCACGCAGATGGAGCAGCAGGAGACTGAGCTCACCGCGACCACCCAGGCGGAGACGGCGGGCACGTACGAGAAGGCCGAGGCGTTGGCCGGGCTCGACCAGCTGCGCCGAAACCCCATCCCCCCGCCTCCCATCCCGCCGCAGTGGATGGTGGACCCGTACGACGACACCGAGCTGCCCAGGCCCCCGGAGCGCAAGCCCATCAACATGTACTCGCACGGCGTCTGCATCGAGCCGCTGACGGGCGTCGTGGGCATCGGCTACGGGCGCATCCTGACCGACCTCAACGTGGCGGCGAACGTGGCCATGTCGCAGTTCACGGACTCGGCCACGCTGAACAACGCGTGGGGCATGCTCGTGTCGGAGGAGTTCGATGTCGGCAACCAGCTGACCATCACCCCGGGCGGCTTCACGAAGATCAAGGGCCTGAGCTCGGCCGAGCTGAAGAACGCCATCATGGAGCTGCGCCCGACGCCTGCGAACCCGCAGCTGATCGAGGTCGTGCGGATGGCGCGCGAGATGGCGCAGGACACCTGCCAGGCACCTGACGTGCTGAGTGGCGCCGCCGGCAAGAGCGGAGAGACCTACCGTGGCCACTCCGCGCGCATCGAGCAGGCGACCTTGCAGCTCGGTGTGGTGGCGCGGAACTTCGCGAACTTCTTCGAGCAGGTGCTCAAGAACAACGCGAAGCTCAACAGCATCTACTTGCCGGACGAGGAGATCGTGAACATCAGCGTGCAGCCGGGCACGCCGTCCGAGCAGCTCGTGGTGCGCCGCGAGATGTACAAGAAGAACTACCAGATCGAGGTCAGGAGCGACCTGAAGTTCACCTCGATGGCGCAGCGCATCGCCGAGGCCGACGAGGTGCTGGCGATGATCATGAACAACCCCATCCTCATCTCGAACACCGCGCTCGTGTACGAGGCGACGAAGAACTGCCTCTCCGCGCGCGGCAGGGCGGACATGGTGGCGCTGCTTGGTCCCGTTCCCCCGCCGCCTACGGTGCCCATGGCCCTTCCACCACCACCGCCTGAGGAGGCTGCGTAATGCTGTTGTCTGCACTCATCTGTACGTCCTGCTGGGCGTCGTGTTGGGGCTGGGTCTTCGGCGCGTTCGTCGTCGGTTCCTGGTTCGGGATGATGGCGCTCGCGCTCTGTGTGATCGGGAGGGATGACCATGACCGAACGTGACCGGATCGACGAGGTCGACTTCGAGGACGCGTGGCTGGAGCATCCCATCACGCACAAGAAGCGTCGCGACCTCGAGAAGAAGCGTCAGTCCGCCCTGTCTTCGCTGGTCAGTGCGGCGCACACGTCGGTCGACGCGGACGTGCGTGGAGCGCTGGTGAAGTTCCGCGAGCTCGACCAGCTCGTGGTGGACCTGGGCGGCGTGAAGTTCGCGGAGGTGAAGTGATGGACAAGGCCGAGTTTGACGAGATGGAGGAGATCAAATACATGCCTCCGGGCCCTGGGCGCGACGCGAAGATGATGCGTCTGGCCGAGCGTCTGGACAAGTCAGGCGAGTGGGCGAAGTACATCTCGCCGCCGGGGTTCCTGGAGGACATCCGGCTCGAGGATGCCCGGCTCAAGTACGGGATCCCCGACTCCGTTTTCGGCGTCGAGGCGCTGTTCGATCGCATCTTCGTGTGGCAGCTGCCGCGGGTGTTCGGCGACGTCATCGAGGGCACGACGCTCATCAAGCCGGAGACCACCCGGCAGCGCGAAGAGGAGGGCACACCCCGCGGGGTGGTGGTGTCGGCCGGGCTCAAGGCGCTCGACAACCTGCGTTCGAACGGCGTCGAACTCGGCGACGTGGTGAACTTCATTCGGCTCTCGCCCTGGAAGCTCACGATGCAGGAGATCCGCGGCGTGGAAGTGAACGTGCTCATCCTGCGTGACGGCGACCTGATCGCCTCCGAGGAGCTGCCCAAGCGGCGCAACAAGGGGTTTCTGACGACGACGTGCGTCACGACGAAGGACGGGCTGGAGCACCAGCTCACGCATCTCGGGGGGTCACCTATCAAAGCAGGCAGTCCGTGGGTGCCTGAGGACTACTGAGGAGAGCCATGCCCAAAGACGTGTTCACCGACCCCGACGACGAGAAGGAGAGAGGCGACAAGGGCCCTCTCGAGCGCTTCCAGCAGCAGGTCAAAGACAGCACCGACGACTCGGAAGTCCGCATGGAGCGCGACGACGCCGGGGCGGAGGTGGCGGTCGTCACGCGCGCGGACAAGAAGCGCGAACGCGGCACGATGCGCGAGGAGAACGAGCGTCTGCGCCGGGAGAACGAGGAGACCAAGACGCGCCTGGCCCGGCTCGAGGGCGCGTTCGTTGCGCGCCAGGCCAGCCGTGACTCCACGGACGAAGAGGACGACGGCGAGGCCGAGTTCGAGGAGCGCTACAGCCAGCTCCAGAAGCAGCACACCGACGCGTACAAGGCCCTGATCGGCAAGGGCCACAACGCCACCCAGGCCGAGAAGGACGAGTACGCCAAGCTCTCCGCGCGCATCGAGCGGCAGCGGATCGAGATGACCGCCGAGCGCCTCCTCGAGCGTCGCAGCGGCGAGCAGTCCATGCGGACCACCCAGGAGGTGATGCGCGCGGCCATTCGCAACCGTCACCAGGACGTCTACACGAAGCCCGCCGCGGTGGCCTACGCCGAGGGGGAGTTCAGAAAGCTGCGTGCCATGGGCAAACCCGACTCCCAGGAGACCCTCGACATCGCCATGCACGCGGCTCGCCGCGCGTTCGGCCTGACGCGCGAGCCGGCGCCGAGCGACGCAACGCGCAGCCGTTTCGCGGGACCGCCCCGTGGGCAGAGCACGGTGCGAGAGCCAGGCGTGGTCAGAATGACGGCTGAATTGCGCAGAATGGCGAACGCGAAGTACAGCCACATCAAAGACGAAGAAAAACGCTACAAGATGTGGGCGAACAACGAGGGTCGCTCCCTGTCGGAGGACAAGGATTGACAGGAAAACAGTCGGGACGTAATGTCACCCCCAACGGTGCCTAGCTGCCCAGCGAAGCGCCTGTTGGCGGTGACAGACGCCCTAGTCTGTTCGCCCGATGCTCAGGGGACCTCACCAGTCGGCGATGCCGGTGAAGGAGCCGCATCGTGGCAGAACCAAGCCGAGCCCCTGATCAGAACGTAGCTTCGCAGCATGCCCAAGCCGCGAAGCGAAAAGACCCAGTCCGCAGGCACGCAGACGGCGCGCACAACGTGGCCACCCTAAAGGGTGCCAATCCCAAGCGCAAGTACGTGCTCGTGAACATGTCCGACCTCGACGCCATGGGGACGTACGAGGAAAACGGGTACGTTCGCGAGGTCTCCTCGCCCGATGGTCCGCGCCTCTTCGGCATGCGTTCGACCCTCAAGCCTGGCGAGGTGATCACCTACCGCGGCCACGTGCTGATGTCCGTGAGCAAGGATGTCGCCGAGGAGATTCGGCTGCGCGGCGCACCGGGCATGGGGCAGGGCACGGAGCCCTGGGACCGCCTGGAGAAGCGTCTGCTCGACCGCAGAGGCGCGACCCGAGACATGCTGCGCGGCATCGGCGGCGCTCGTCACATGCACGTGGAGAACGAGTCCGAGCTCATCGAAGAGTTCGGGGTCTAAGGAGGACAGCGTGGCCGATAACATCCACAGGTACGGGTTCCGATTCCACAAGGGCCAGTACAACGATCAGCCCAAGGGCGAGCTCTTCCACGTCGCCGACGCCTACCAGGCCACGGCCGACGCCGCCGGCCCCTCGGTGGACCTGAACATCGGCGATCCGGTGAGGATGGCGGCCGGCAGTGGCGGCGGCGTCGAGCTCGCGAATACGGCCGACCTCGTGTACGGCATCATCATCGGCGTCCACCGCATCTTCGAGGCCTCCACGGGCGTCACGCGCCCTGCGGACCGCGTGCCTGGCGGCACCACTGGCGGCGGAAATATCGAGCGCTCCACGCTGGTCGAGGTGGTCCCCGCCAAGGGCATCATCTGGGAGATCGACGTGGGCGGCACCGCTCCGGGCATCACCGAGGCGTCGTACCGCGCGCTCATTCACGAGAACGCAGAGCACAACTGCCTGGGAGACTTTTCCATCGCCGGCCGCCCGAAGGCCGACCCCCGTCTGCTTCTGCCCAGTGCGGGCGGCGCGGGCAGCGAGGCTCGCGGCTGGCGCATCGTGGGCATCAGCAAGAGCACCCACAACAAGGACTTTTCGGGCGCGAACGTGAAGCTGCTCGTGAAGGTGAACGACAGCGCCGAGGCCGGCTCCGCCGCGACCACGGTGGCGGGTCTCTGATCGCTGGATGACCTGAAGGAGAAGCTCCATGACTGTTTTCACAGGCGTAATCTTCCGGGCTCTGAAGGCGACCCTCGAGACGGTGGTCGACGACAAGACCGACGGCTACGAGTCGTCCCTCGACTTCAAGCAGTGGTGCGAAGAGAAGTCGATGAGCGACAACTACGAGGACGACCAGGAGTACGGTGGTCCCGGGTTGGCTGCGGAGGTGCCCGAGGGAGAAGAGATCCCCGTCGGCACCATCCGCGAGGGCGCGCCCACGCGCTACCAGAGCCGCAAGTTCGCCTTGCGCCTGGTGGTCAGCGAGGAGGCGCTCGAGGACTCGAAGTACGACCGCGTGATCAACGCGGCCAAGCGCCTGAAGCGGGCGCTCTACAAGACGGCCGACATCGACGCGACCACGATGCTCGTGCGCGCGACGGACACCAACGTCGTCGGTGGTGACGGCCAGCCGCTGGCGAGCGCGTCCCACACGCTCCCGCACGGCGGCACTTTCTCGAACATGATGGCGGTCCCCATGACGCCGTCGCGTTCGGCGGTCATTCAGCTCGTTTCCCAGGCGAAGAAGCTGCCGGGCCACGACGGCGTGACCGAGGGCTACGAGCTGCAGAAGATCGTCAGCCCCGTCGAGCAGTGGGCGGTCTGGGAGGGCATCCTTCTGACCGACCGCGTGCCCGAGTCGAACGCGAACGAGATCAACGTCGTCAAGAAGCTCGGTCTCACCAACCACTCGCTCAAGTTCTGGGACAACACGACCACGAACTGGGCCGCGCTGACCGATGCGGAGAACGGGCCGAACTTCCGCTGGAGGCGCAAGCCTCGCAACCGCTCCTACGTCGAGAACTCGCAGGAGCTCATGAGCTACGCGATCAGCGCGCGCTGGTCACGCGGCTGGACCGACCCGCGCAGCATCATGTTCGTCAACGCCTGAAGGAGCCCCATGGGAACCGAGAACGTAGCCTACGGCTCCGCGAGCTTCCCCGACGTCCCGTCTGTGGCCGTGGGAGCGGGCTTCAAGACCAACCTCGCCCTGATGCTGCCGACCGGTCGCATTGCGGCCTACGTGCGTGCCACGCCTGTGAACGGCGACCCGCCGGAGATCGAGCAGCGCCGCTACAAGACGCTCGCCGACGCGCTCAAGCAGTGCCGGCCGGGCGCGGGCGACATCGTCGCGGTCCTGCCTGGCCACACGGAGAACGTGGTCGACGCCACGATGCTCAACAACCTCGTGGACGGTACGGTGATCCTGGGCCTGGGCTCGACCCGCCAGGACAACGCGCCCACGTTCCGCTGGACGGCGGCTGCCGCGAAGTGGCTCATCAGCAAGAAGAACGTCACGATCCAGGGGCTCCGGCTTCGGCTCGAGGGCTTCAACGGCGTGGTGAAGGCCATCGAGATCACGGGCATCGGCAACACCCTGTCCGGCAACACCATCGAGGTCGCGAGCGCTGCGGCGCTGAAGGCCACCATCGCCATCGAGGTCGGCACGGGCGCGCACGACACGTCCATCGTCGGCAACTACATCTTCGGCACGGCGACCCACAACGTGACGGACGGCATCAACGTGGTGGGAGCAGCGCCCCCGGCGCGTCTGCGCATCACCGACAACGAGATGCTGTTCAGCGCCACCGCGGCGAACGGGCTCATCCACGTCCGCGCCGCGGCCCTACAGCTCTTGATCTCCCGCAACATCCTCTACAACACGATGACCGCCTCCACGTCGGCCATCACGCTCGACGCAGTCGCCGCCGACGGCATCATCGCGAGCAACATGATCGGCATTCTCACCAACGGGGTGGCCGCTGCGACGGGCATCCTGACGGGCGCCACGGCGCTGGTGAAGTGCTTCCTGAACCTGTGTGCGGACGAGCCCCGTGCCAGCGGTGTGCTCAGTCCGGCGGCCGTGGCCACCTGATCGCGGTTCACGGGCCGTGACCAAACTGGCCCCTGGGACACCGGGGGCCTTTCGTCTTTCAGGAGGGCATCGTGCGCACCATCGGCAAACACTGGCCCAAGAGCTGGCGCGGAAGCTACGCGGCGCACTGCGACTACTGCGGAGTGCGCTGGCCCCGCTTCAAGATGGTGCGCGACGCCGCAGGCCTTCTTGCGTGCCCCGACGACCAGGCCGGCAGGGACGAGGTCACCCTCGACCAGGAGAACGCCGCAGGCGCGGCCGAGGTGGCCTCCCACGAGTCCAACCACGACGGCGGCTCCTACTTCCGCGTGGACATCCACGCCGTCCCCATCCAGCGCCTGACCCGGGAGGACATCTGATGACCGTCAACCCCGAGAGCACCCGCGAGCTCGACATCGACCGCATCGTCATGCTGGCCGTGCAGACGGCTGGCGTCCTGCCGGCGGGCTCGCCGCGCTCGGGCCGCCAGTGGGACAACCTCGCCGCCCAGGCTCGAGACTTTCTCGAGATCAACATGGACCACATGCAGGCCCTCGGGTCCTTCGGCCGGTCCATCGAGATGTACGACGTGGCCATCGAGGAGGGCGTCCTGAACTACGACCTGCCCTCGACGACGCTGATCGTGGTGGGCGACGCCCAGTACGCCTCGACGCTGGACGGCGGCTCCACGTACGTGCGGCAGGTGACGCGCGAGGAGTACATGGGCATCGGCGACAAGACGAGCAAGGGGCGGCCGAGCATCTTCTACTCGCAGATGCACGCCACCACGACGCTCTTCCTGTGGCCGATTCCTGACACGGACGGCGTGCTCGAGATCCAGCGCAGCCGCCTGCTCGCGGACAACGACGACGGCGCGTCCACCGTCGACCTCGAGCGCCACTGGATGAAGTTCGTGCTCTACGACCTGGCCCACAGCATCGCCGTGGCGAACTCGGTGAACCCGATCCGCTGCGGCTACCTGCGCAGCCAGGCGGATGCCGCGCTCGGGCCCTCGAAGCGCCTGGCCACGAGCAAGGGACCGGGGCGCGCGGTGCTCTCTCACCCCACAGGATGGAGGCGGTAATGCCCACTCAGCTCTACGCCGGCGGACTCGGCGGCACGGTCGACCCGGTGGCGACGAACAGGCCGTTCTACGGGCTCGACTGCAACGTCTGGTACGTGCACTTCGCAACGGGCTTCGACGCAGTCGCACCGGCTGGCCGCGACAAGCAGCGCCCGCTCAAGACCCTCGCGCAGGCCCTCGTCAACGCCACGGCGAATGACGTCGTCGTGTTGCTCGACGGCCACGCCGAGGTGTTCACGGCCCCGCAGGCGATTGGCCAGGCGGGCCTCGTCATCGTCGGATGCGGCCAGACCGCGGGCGTGCCGAACGTGAAGCTCCAGCTGAACGCGCCCGCAGCCGAGATGATCTCGGTGTTCGCGTCGAGCGTCCAGCTCCGCAACCTCAAGCTCCTGTCGAACGCGCAGGCCAATGCCCTCCCGCGGGTGTCGGTCCTGGAGGCGGGCTTCGCGATGGACGGCTGCTACGTGGAGTGCGGACCGAACGACGGGGGCCCGGCTGTGGGCCTCGACATCGGAGCCCACCACGCGCTCATCCGCGACACGACCATCATCTCCACGGCTCTCGTGCCGTCGGCGAGGCCCGCTCGCGGTCTGAGCGTCACGAACGCGGCGGGCCTGCGCGGTCTCCACCTGGACGGCCTGGTCGTCTCGGACGGCGTGTGCGGCTTCTCGAGCGGCTACGGTCTGGACCTGAGCACGGGCCCTACGCTCGACCTGAAGGGTGACCGCGTGAGCCTGCTGCTCGGCGCGTCGGCGAAGCTCGGCGCCCTCACCACTGGATACATCATCCCCGTCGTCACCGGTGGCGGCGCCATCGACGTGTGAAAGGTTGAGCCATGCCACCTCCCGAGAAGAAGAAGAACGACAAGAACGTGGACGCTGCCTGGGGGACGGTGGGCCAGGCCCCGTCCGCGGAGGGCTTCTACGACAAGTACTCACCCGAGACCCTCGCCCAGTCGGGCTCGAGGGGCACTGGGCGGCCTGACATCTCTCTCGTGCAACTCAGGGACGCCATCAACCTCGTTCTGCAGAACGACCCAAGCGCCGCAGACCCCGCCGAGTACGACGCGGAGCGAAGCCAGACGGAGGCCAACGAGACCCTTGGGGCCGTGGAGGCCGCGTACGACGCGCCGGACAGGGACGAGATCAGTCAGCTCGACGACGCGCCCGAGGACTGGCAGCGACAGCCGCTGCCGGAGTGGTTCGAGGCTCCCGCCCAGGCCGAGATGCGCAGGCGGGAGGGCTGGGACCCGACCCCCAGGGCCCATTACGAAGAGCCAGGGCCAGGCTGGCTCGAGGACTCCCGACGGCAGGAGCCGCCACCGGCGAGGAAAAAGGGCAAGCGCTAGCCATGCCGCCCCCCAAGAAGAAGCCAGCTCCGAAGAAGCGCTGCGACTGCGACAAGCCGAGTCCGCAGGAAAGCAGCGACGACTTCTCGCCGTTGTCGTTGGAGGGGAAACCGGAGCACTCGTTCGCGCCCCGCGCGCCTTCGCCGGCAGACACGCTTCCAATAGACCCGTTTGCAGACCCCCACGCGGCAGTGCCGATCCCCCCGTGGACCGGCCCGCACAAGTACGGGTGGGGGAAAAGACTCAAGCCGCAACCGTTCCCGCCGCCGCCGCTGCCAAGCCAATCCGAGGAGCTTCTCGACAAGGTTCTCAACCTCTTCAGGGAACGACCGGGCCCCACGTGGGAAGAGCTCAACCCGCCCGACAACGGAACGATGACCGCGAAAAGGCCAGTGTACTGATGCACCTGATCGCCCCACTCATGACCGGCATCCACGGAGCCAAGAACGGCACCGTGTTCACGTACGAACGTGGCACCACGACGCCTGCGCCGGTCTACGCCGACGCGAGCGGCAAGGTGCGCCGTCATGGCGCGGTGCGACTCGATGCGCTCGGCTCCGTGTCGCTCTACGTCGACCGCCTCGTGGACGTCGCCGTGTACGACTGGCACGCCGCCCTGGTACGCGAGTGGACGGACGGACGCGCAGACGGCGCGGTGATCGTCGAGAGCGACGCGTTCACCGGCGTGGACTACGAGACGGGCGTGAGCGCCGTCGGCGAGCGCACGACCATGGCGGAGGCGTTCGCCCGGCTCGTCGGCAGCGCAGGGGCGCTCGACTGGGACGTGCTCTATCAGGGCGCCCCTGTGCCCGTGTACGCGGCCATCGGGAACGTTGCCGGGCTCTTCTTCAGCCCGGACAACTACGGAGCCGTGGGCGACGGCAGCGGCGACGACGTGGCGGCCATCCAGGCGGCCATCGAAGCGGCGCGGACGGCCGGCGGCGGGGTCGTGTACCTCCGGCCCGGCCACTACATGGTCTCGACGGCTCTTGGCCTGTACGCCGAGGTGTCGCTGGTCGGCGCGGGGGCGGGCTCGACCTTCATCACGATGACGAGCTCCGGGGGCCCGGCCCTCTACATGTTCGGCAGCAGCAACGCCGACGGCGAGGCCAGACTCCCGTCGCACACCCTGGCCGGTGTGACGCTGTCCGCCAACGTCACGACGGTGGAGCCGCTCGTCTACATGACCTCGGGCAACTCGGCGGTGCAGGAGTGCGTGTTCGACGGCGTGCTCAGCACGGGGCCGCTCCTGTTCATCGATCACCTCGAGGGGTGCAGGATCGGTGACTGCCGGTTCCTGATCGCCGTGGCCACCACCACCGCCATTGACACGTACGACATCACCAGGCCGCTCCCCCCGCTCGCGCGCTGCTACGTGGACGGCTGCTCGTTCGTCACGCCGCCCGAGCACACGGCCGCGAGGGGCGTGGTGGGCACGGCGCGCTTTCACCTGAGCGACTGCATGTTCGACCTGAGAGCGTCGACCACGGGCACGGTGCGCTGCGTCCAGCTCGAGGGCGACTGCTACTCGGTGCTCGACGGCTGCGAGATGACGGCCACGGTCGGGGCCTCGGCAACGCTGCTCGCCATGGGCGTTCTGAACAGCGCGGCGGAGCGGATCTTCGAGGACTGCTCGGTCTGCAACAACGTGGCGAGCACCTCGCTCTATGTCATCGCGGAAGGCAACCAGCCGAACCTCTACTACTGCCGACTCAAGAGCGTCGAAGCGCGCCACTCGCCGATCGTGCAGGACACGTTGGCGTTGCAGGCGGGCCTCGTTCATCCGGTGGCGCCTGACGCGTCGCAGTACGGCATCTTCTCCGTCTTCAACACGACGGCGTCCGTGCTGGGGGCGCCGGACAGCGGGCTTGTAGTGGGGGCGGTGGACGTCGCCACGAACACCTCCAACATCCCCCTCGGCCGCGTGTTCGACGTCCTGTACTTCAGCACGAACCCGGAGACCTTCCAGGTGCTGGACAACCGCACGCGGATGAGCGCCATGGGCCGGTTCATCATGAAGGCGACGAGCGTGTACGCGTTCAGGATGATGTCGGCCCGGGTGTTTGCGCAGTCTCCTGTCGTCGGCGAAATCACGCGCCTGTGCTGCCTCACGACCGGCGCGCAGGCCTCGCTGGCAGACCCCACGCAACAAGAGTCGTACGGGCCAATCTGAGGAACCATGCAACTCATCTCAACGTTGGCATCGGGCGTGTTGGGCGCCGAAAACGGGTACGCCAGGATCTTCGTCCGTGGCTCGACCAAGCGCGCGCGTTACTACACGGACTTCGAGGGCCTCGAGGCGGTGGACGCCTCGGACGTGCAGCTCGACGCCAACGGCGGCGCCGTCGTCTACACGAACATCACCGTGGACGTGTTCGTGTACGGGGAGAACGACCTGCTCATCCGGCGCTGGGTCGAGTCCTCGACGGACGGCTGCGTGGAGGTCATCAGCCCGTCTTTCACGGGCGCCGACTACGAGACCGGCGTGGGCGGGCCGAACAAACCCACCACCGCGGCGTCCGTGTTCGACCGCCTGATCGACAGCTTCGGAGCCGAGGACTTCCTGGTGAAGATGCCGGACGGCTCGGAGCTCCCGCTTCAAGAGGCTATCGCCTCCATCCCGGTGCTCTACTTCAACGTCAAGAGTCCCATCTACGGGGCGACCGGCGGCGGCCTCGCGCCGGACAGGGCTGCCATCCAAGCTGCCATCAACGCCGCGGCGCTGGCCGGCGGCGGCATCGTGTTCTTCCCGGCCGGCGACTACCTCCTGGACGGGACCACGCTGACCTTGCCCCCGACGGTGAGTCTGCTCGGCTCGGGCCCGAACGCGTCGAAGCTCATCTCGCCGGCCACGCTTCAGCCTGCGATCACCGTGCTCACCGCGGGCATCGCTGCGCACACAGTGACGGGCCTCAGGTTCTCGCACAACACCCCGGCGGGGAATCACTTCTGGGGCCTGAGCACGGCGAGAATCTTGTTCCGCTCCTGCGCCTTCGAGGTGCGCGCGGGCAACGGCGTCGTCCTGTCGGGCGGCTATGTGGTCATCGACGACTGCGACTTCACCCTCGCCGGTGCGGGTCGAGCCATCGACTGCACCGTTCCCGGCCGCCAGGGGCGCATGGACGTGAGGCGCTGCCGGTTCGTCATGCTGGCGTCAGGCACCACGAACGCGATCATCACCGGCGCCAACATTCACCTCCTCGGGTGTTACTACGACGGCCGGCTGTCCAACGTCCCGGACGTGGTCGTGTTCTGGCCGGACGACCTGGGCGGCAACGCCTACGGCTCGGCGCGGTGCTGCGAGTTCATCGACTCGGCCACGCGGCCTGTCATCGGCATCTCGATCAGCTCGCTCCTGCTCGCGTCAGAGTGGTTCACGGAGGACGGCAACTTCATTCTGCGCGCGCACGCGAACTCGGCGCTGGTGCAGATCGGGTCGTTCGCCAGCTCGCCCGGCTACTACTGCAAGCTCGGGTCGCGCGAGAACCGCATCCGCTCGCTGGCCACGGCGGCGGCCACCATCAACCTCAACCAGACGGGGGAGTACGGCATCTTCAACATCCGCTCGACGTTCGCGGGCGGACTCATCCTGCAGCCGGACGTGACGGCTCCGTTCGGAGCGCGGCTCAAGATCTTGCTGGTGAACGCTGACCCCGTGCTGCGCAACGTGTCCTTCGGCTCCAACGCTCGAGGAGGCGCCTACAACGTCAGCCCGAACGAGTGCGTCGGCTTCGAGCTGGTGCGCGCTGTCGCGAACAACGGCGTCGCCGACGTGCCGGCCTGGTACGTGGTGGGCACGAGCGGCTGCCTGACGACTGGCGTCGATGCCAGCTACCCGGTGTAACCATGCCCCGTACCGCCCGCGGCTCCTACTCCAGCTCCAGTTCGGGAGCGCTCCCGTTCGGCCCCAACCAGCAGAGCGGGCTCGACCCGCTGTCCTCGAGCATCCAGCTCGCGGTGAACATGGTCATCGACCAGTCGGGCGCCATCCGTCGCCGGCCGGGCATCTCGAGGTACGAGGGCGCTCCGGAGACGCCCATCGACCCGGAGGGGCTCGACGGCCTCCACGTGGCCATCAACGGGAAGGTCTACGCAGCGGGCGGCTCAGGCGGCGCACGCAGACTGTACCGCGTCACGCCCACCACGGTGATCGCCCTGTCGGGCACGACGCAGACCGACCTGATCGGCGACGGTCGCCCCGTGTGGGCCGAGACCGAGGCCATGGTCGTGGTGGCAGCCAGGGGCCAGCCGCAGAAGATCCTCCTCGCCACCGACGAGAGCTCGCGCCTCGGCGGGAACCCGCCCGCCGGCTCCCACATCATCGCCAACAACGGACGCCTGCTGCTCAACAACGTGGCCGGAAACCTCAACCGCGTGAACTACTCGGACTTCGCCTCCGGCAGCGCCACGCTCGGCCACGAGACCTGGCTCAGCGCCGCCGACAACGACGCAGGCGAGTTCGTCGGCTCGGCACGGCCTGACCCCGTCGTGGCCCTCGCGGAGAACGGCTCCGAGGTCTTCATGTTCGGCACGACGTTCGTGCAGCTGCGCGTCCAGGCTGCCGAGGGCGAGGTGTATCCGCCTGTGTCATTTCGTGAGCTCGGCTGCTCGGCACCTTACTCGGTGACAAAAATCGACGGTAAGTTTGCCTGGCTCGACCACAGGCGGCGCTTCGTGATCTCCGACGGTCGCGAGGTCGAGGTCATCTCCGGCACCATCCAGAAGACGCTCGACGAGATCGAGCAGGTGAACGACTGCTTCGGCTACCGCGTCGTCCTGGGCCCCGTGGACGCCGTCGTGTGGACGTTTCCTGCCGACGGGCGCAGCTTCGCCTACGCCAACGGCGGATGGTCCCAGTGGACGGGCTGGAACGAGACCTCGGCCACGTTCGCCCGGCTGGGTGTTTCCTGTGCAGCCGCCCACCCGATCACGGGGCAGAACCTCCTCGGCATGGCCGACGGACGCGTCGGCGTGCTCGATCATAAGGTCCACACGGACCTGGGAAAAACCATCCCCGTGCGGGCTTTCACGGGCTTTCTGAATCGGGATACTGACGCCATCAAGCACTGCTTGTCCGTCAGACTGGTCTTCCGACGGGGCACCGTTACGACCGGGCCTGAGCCCACCGCCGTTCTAAGTTGGCGGGACGAAGAGGACGAGTGGTCCCCTGGAATTGAGGTCGGTCTGGGCCATCCGGGCGATCGCAGTCCCGTGGTAGTGTTGCGGAGCCTGGGCACCTACCGCAGGCGGCAGTGGCGCATCGACTTCGACGGCGACTCCGAGTTCGCCTTGGCGAGTGCCAGCGAAGAGTACGAGCTCGAGGAGGAGTGACCATGGCGGATGCATACGGCGGCTCTGGCGGCATGGTTGGCTACAACAACGACTACTACAGCCCCGAGAACGTTCGGGACCGTGCCGACCGAGACAACTCCGCGTTTCGCAGCACGGCCACCGGCGGCGCCATGAGCGGCGCGGGCACCGGCGCGATGTTGGGTTCGTCTGTGGCCGGTCCGTGGGGAGCTCTGTTCGGTGGCCTCTTCGGCGGTGCAGGCGGCGCGCTGAAGGGCATGCTCAACGCGGGCGACGCGGAGAAGGAGCGTCGGCGTAAGGAGCGAGCTTGGGAAGAGGCGAAGAAGAGCCTCGCGCGCGAGCGCTACCAGGCCCGCGTGGCGACGCACGCCATGCTCAGCAACGCCTACTCGCCCGCGAACGCGTGGATGAAGCAGAACTACGGTGGCGACGCAGGCCAGGACCTGAACAAGACCCCGTGGGGCACGGTCGACCCGAACAATCCCCCGCAGGCGCAGAACTTCGACCAGTACGGCGGCGCGAGGACGCGCTCGTCGTCGGGCGGTGGCAAGGCCCCGGCCAAGAAGTCGAGCAGCGGCAGCTCGTCGAGCGGTCGGCAGACTCCGAGCCCTGAGCCGGCTCCGGCGGGGAAGCCTCCTCGCAAGCCAAGGGAGCGCTGACCATGGGAAAGATTGGCAGAGGCATCAGGGACTTCTTCACCGACCCAGGCGGCGGCGACAGGGCCGCGGAGCAGGCCGCTCAAGCGCGCGCTGCGCAGAAGGCGAAGTACGACAAGGACAACCTTGGCGGCACGACGTCGGGTCCGCTTGTGTCCGCGGACAGCGTCCGGGAACAGGAGGCCGCGAAGGCGGATGCTGCGCGCACGGCGGCTGCGAACGCGCAGGTCCCTGGCGTGCTCGATGCGCCGGGCGACGTCGAAAACGCCTACGCCGAGCACGGGCAAGACTTCTTCGCGCCCAGTAACCAGGACGACTTCTACAGCAAGGCCGGCGCTGCGTTCGAGGCTCCTGGTGTCGGTGAGCGGATGGGTGGCCAGGTCGCCGACGACCTCTACGTGGGCTCGCAGGGGTCGTCTTACGGCCAGGACTTCTACGAGGGCCAGCAGGGCTCTGGAGGCATGATTCCCCAGGCCTGGAAGGAGATGAACGAGAGCGTCGCGCCCGACCTCGGCGGCTACTACGACCTCGCCTTCCAGAAGGACCAGCGCCGGCTCAACCGCGCGTCGGCGGCTCGCGGCAGTCTCAACAGCACCGCTGCGATGCGGGGGCTGCAGGAGGCCTCGTCGGCGAACTCGGCGCAGCAGGCGAAGGACGAGTACACGTACAAGCTCGAACGCTCGAAGGCGCTCGGCGACCTGGCCGTGCGCGGCACCCAGACCATGGGCGAGCTCGCGTTCAGCGCGGGCGACGAGCGGCGTGAGTACGGAGAGGCGGCGGCGCAGGTGGCCGACCAGGCGCAGAAGAGTGAGCTCGAACGCCTTGCCACGGGCTTCGAGGCCAACATGGGCCGCGACAACACCAGACTCGCGGGCTTGGTCGGCGGAATGAACGCGGCCGACATCGCGCAGGCCGCGCGCGAGAAGCGCATCACCTACGAGCAGGAGGTGAACTTGCGGATGGCGGAGATCATCGCCGGGACCTGGGGCGGCTTCATGGAAGGCGACTCTGCGCGCGGAGAGACCGGCGCGGCCACTGCGCTGTCGGGAGAAACCGATGCAAACAACCAGGCGAAAAACGACGCCCTCGCGCGCCAGCAGCGGTGGAACGACTTCGTGGAGTCGCTCTCGAAGTATGGTGGCGGCAATGGTGGTTCTGGCGGCACTGGCGGAGCCACCCCTACGGGTGGCACTGGCAGCGGAGGATAACGTGCCCTTTTCCCCTGAGCATTTCATCACGCCCGCCAGCGACCCGCTCGAGTGGGAGAAGCTCGCCTCGCAGCAGAAGGGTCGGATGTACACCGACCTGGCTGACCGCCGTCGTGAGCGGGAGCAGTCTCGTCAGTTCGAGATCCAGGAGGACCGGTTTCGGGACAAGCAGACCGACGAGCACGGGGAGGCGGTCGCGCGCCTTGCGTACGACCAGCGGGCCCACGACGAGACCCAGGCGCTCAACTATCAGAAGTACCGGCTGGACGAGCAGCGGCGACTCGATGACGTACGCAAGAACAAGCAGGAGGGCTTCAAGCAGATCCGCGAAGCCTGGAAACTGTCCGAGCTCCCCGAAGAGTTCGAGGCGGCCCGAGGCATGCTCGCCCGCCAGTACCGCATCATGGTCACCCCCAAGGGGACCATGCCGCCCGACGTTGCCAGGCGTGTGGCCACCCAGGCGGGCATGCCCCCGGCGCCTGGAATGGCTCCCCCTCCGGGCGGGGAGTTCACGCCCTCGCGTCCCGGCGAAGCCCCTGCCCCTGCTGGAGCCCAACCCGCTCCGTCGCAGCCGGGACAGGCTCCTGCGCCTGCCGGCGGCGGCGCCGCGTTCACGCCCTCGCGTCCGGGGGAGGCGCCTGCGCCCGACGCGGCTGCGGGGGCCGCGCAGCACGACGCCCTCGTGGCCGAGGTGCAGGCACGGCCCGAGACCAAGGCGCGCAACGAGAGCGAAGAGGCGCTGATGGCCGGCCTGCCGGCGGGCAAGGGCACCAGCCCGGAGGGCCTTGCTGCCGCACAGGTAATCACCAGCGGCGCGACCACCGCGGCGCAGGCCCTGGGCGTGAACGACAACCTCGGCGCCACGGACGACGTCCCGCTCCATCCTGCGGACGCGAAGACGGCCGAGCAGGCGGGCGTGGTCGACAAGGAGAACCCCGTCGTCACGGAGGAGCAGAAGCCGCCGGTCACGAACGCGGTCGAGCTCGAACGCAAGCTCATGGCCCTGAAGCCCGCGTCGCATGTCGAGTCACTCGACCGGACGGACACCGACGCGCAGCTGCGGGCCGGCTACGAGAAGCGCGTGGCGGGCATCAAGGCCATGGGACTCTCGCCTGCCGAGCAGGCGGCTGCGATCAACATGGCTGCCGGCGCGTTCGGCTACCCGCCCCCGCCCATTCCGCCGCCGGCCGTGCCCGACCCCAACGTGCCGGCCGAGGTGCAGGGCACGGGCTCGATCCCCGTGACGCTGTCCGAGGAGGTGAAGAAGTTCGCCTCCGCGCCCCCCGAGCTCCTGCCCAGCGTGGTGCGCGAGATGCGCACGTCAGGCGGCGTGGACTACTGGGACATGGACACGGGCGAGTACTACGGCTCGGACGACTTCGCCACGATCCAGGAGGCGCGCATCGAACACCGGATGAAGGAGTTCGAGCCCATCATCGCCATGGCGCGCAATGACCAGGAGCGTGCCGCGTTCAAGGCGGCCGTGAAGTCGTACGCCATCTCCGACAACGAGAAGGCGTTCGACATCCTCATGGCCACCATTCGTCTGGCCCAGACCACCGAGTACAGAGCGGCGACCACCGCGCGCATGGAGCGGGGCGAGTACCTCCAGGTCACGGACAAGATGAACGCCGAGGTCAACACGCTGGTCACGGGAATGAACACGCGCGAGAACCTCGAAAAGATGAAGGAGAACATCGAGGGCACCAACCGCACCATCGCGACCCTGAACGGCGAAGAGACCACCCTCGAGCAGCGCAACGCGATCACCAACCACCTCAAGGTTGCCCACAACGGCAGAGCCACGGACAAGGACGCGCAGTTGTCCTTCCGCACGTCGCTCTGGGCGGACGTGGACAACGCGTACAACTACCTGATGAAGGGCGGCGAGATCAACGAGGCGTTCATGGAGCAGCTCAAGGGCCTCTCCGTGGACATCAACAAGGCCGAGCGCCAGAAGGAGTTCAGGCTGGCCGAGGGCCTGAGCCGTCAGGTGTACCAGAGCTATCTCCTGCAGATGGTGCGCCCCGAGCACAGCGAGTGGCTTGCGAAGCAGGCGCTGGGCAAGGCCTTCCCGCAGATGGGACAGGACGTGATCGACGACATCGTCCTGAAGACGGTCAGAAACGCGCCGCCCCCGGGAATGACGAACATCCCGGACTTCGCTGGCGGCCAGAGCGCGAGCGTCAGCGAGAGCGTGCGTGTGACGGGGCCGAGGACTTCGGAGCCGGTCACGCCCGAGCAGAAGAAGGCGCGGCAAGAGCAGCTGAAGCGGGCGCTTGAGAGCCGGAAGCCCAAGCCCAAGAAAGGGACCTGACCATGGGAGCCCCCGAAGATCCCGGGCTGTTCGAGCTGCCCGACGACAAGACGCTGCAAGAGTGGGTCAAGGAGTACGAGGCCACCGGCGGCGAGAGCGGCATCAGCCCGGAGCAGTACCAAGAGACCATGGCCCTGCGTGCCGAGGTGGAAGGTGGAGCCGCGCCCATGACGCCCGGCATGACGCCTGCGAACGCAGAGCGTGCTGCGCAACAGAGCCAGCCGGCGGCGCCCGTGGTCGATAACAGCCCCTCGGCCAAGTACGCTCGAGGTGACGACCTGCCCAAGGCGGAGCCGACGGCGGCCGAGCTCGCCGCGGCCTACAAGACGCCCACGGAGCTCGTGCGCGCGAGCGGCTACGTGCCGGGCCAGGGTCCCATCCCCGAGGGCCGCGAGCCGCTCGAGGACGGCGCCTGGTGGTCTGACGTGATGAAGTCGCTCCCGCAGATCGGCCGCGACATTCTCCTGACCGGCGGAGGCATGCTGCCCTCGCGCGGTCCCGTCTACATGGAGCCGACGGACGAGGAGGCTCTCGCTGCGTTGCAGGCTGACGCTGAGCGTCGGGGCGTGCGGGAGAAGAGCACGCACGCGGACATGCAGAAGTGGAAGGACAAGCAGTGGGCCGACGCCTACGACGACGCGCAGAACCGCGGCGTGGCCATCTACAGAGGCCGCGACATCAACGACAACTCCCCCTCGTTCATGCAGATCGCAAGAAACACGGCGGAGTACTACGGCCGTGGCACCGAGACCTTTCTGCGCAAGGCGGATGAGAACGCCGCGTTCGGGATGGGCTTCAACGCCATCGACGAGGAGACGCTGACGCGGGGGCCGCAGCGGTGGGTTCGCCGGAACCTTGAGGGGGTGGGCGTGGCGCCGCCGTCCTTCCTGGGCTCGGAAGCGGACGACGCAGCGGTCGCCCGGCGCAACGTCACGCAGGGCGCACGCACGGTCGAGGACCAGCCCGTCGCGGGCTTTTTGGGCAGCATGGCCGGCGCGCTGCTGCCTGAGTCCGCCGGAGCTCAGCTCGGCAAGGTGATCGGCTCCGGGATGCAGCGCATCTCGCCGGGGCGAGGCGTGGTCAGCGGCGCCATCAAGGGCGCGATTGAGTCCGGTGTGGGCGGCGCGGCGGAGACGCTTACCACGTCGTGGCTCCGCGAGGGTGTCCGCGAGGCGGCTGGGCTCGCGCCGAGAACCCTGGGCGACAGGCTCATGGAGGCGGGCACGGGAGGCGCCGTGTCGGGGGTGATCGGCGGTGGCCTGAGCATCCCGAAGGGCGCGTCGCGTGGCATGCGCGAGGGCAACAACGCCACCAGTGGCGCGCACGCCACGCTCGAGGAGGGCACGGACCTGCCGAGTACGGACTTCTGGACCGTGAAGGGCCTCAGGGCCCCGCCCGACCACGAGCGTCTGCGTTCCGACGACCCGAAGCTCGGCAGCTACGCGGTGGCTCGTTCCGAGGCGGCGAACGAGGCGGCCGACGACATCATGGGGGCCGCGGAGCGGACCCAGTGGAGCATCGGCGAGGGGTCGGAGGACATTGTCAGCGACCTCGTCAGGGAACACGGCGAGATGAACGCGCGTGTGCGGGGCATCGCCGACAAGGCCGTGGGCGACAACCAGAGCGTCGACCGGGTGACCGACGAGATGTCTCTGCGGTTCACGAACCGACTCATGAACCGGGTCGACGCGGAGCGCGTGCAGCGAAAGTCCCGCATGGCGGCAGAGACCGAGGAGGCGATGCAGTTCGAGGGCGTGCCTGACCAGCCGCCCATCCCCGGGCCCAACATGCACATCAGCGAGATCGAGGCGATGCAGTCGGAGGCGAAGCAGTCCGACTACGGGCTCACGACCGACTACCCGTCCATCTCCGCGGAGCCGATTATCAACAAGGCCCACACGATTTTGCAGGAGCTGAAGTACCAGGACGGCACGAACATGCCCTCCGCTGCGCACCAGAAGTTCAAGGAGCTGGTGGACTCGCTCTACGAGACGAAGATCGTTTCCCCCGAGGAGGCGTCGATCTTCGACGACGTAGGCCACAACATGGTGTCGCTGCCAGACGGCAACGTGGAGATCACGAAGCCGCGCCTGCTCCACGCTCGCGAGCTCACCAACTTCATCCGCGGGGCGGACGACATGAGCAAGTGGGCGGACGCCAACGCGTCCCCCGACGCGGCCCGATACCGTGCGCTCGGCGCCACGGCGCGCGACCTGCGTGAGCAGGCAAACGAGGTGCTAGCCGGCGTGCAGGGCCAACACCACATGGACATGCTCGAGAACGAGCGGATGCTGAGGAGCATCGGTCTTCCTGCGAACCTCGACGAGGTCAACCCAGGCGACATCGACCAGGTGCAGGCCGTGCTCGGCAACGTCCGGAGGATTGCGAACGAGTACGACCTCAAGACCCCGGAGGGGCTTGCCATCCCGAAGAAGGAGTTCGAGAACTGGCTCGAGAAGTTCGACCCCGAGCTGAACCAGGAGTACCTGACCATGCGCGGCATGGCGGCTCAGCAGCGCAATGCCAACTCCTTCGACATCACGGTCGGCGCAGCTCCGAAGACGCAGGCGGCCAGCTACAAGCAGATCGAGGACGCCGTGCTGGGCCGTGACCGCGAGGCGGACGCCGTGCTCATGTCGTTCAAGAGCGTGCAGGAGCAGGTCGAGGTGGCGCGCGCGCAGCAGACGAAGTTCCGGGACGTGTTCAACATCCTGGGGGTTGACGGGGACATGCGGGCGATGTCGCCCGACAAGCGCCACAAGCTGAGCGTCGGTGTCAACCAGGCGATGCTCAAGGGCGGGTCCGAGTTCGACCGGCTCAGGGCGCAGCTCAAGCCCGAGCAGCAGAAGATGATGGACATCGGACGGCAGGCTGCGGCCGACACGGACTCGATGTTTCGGACGCTCGGCTTCGGGCCTCAGCACAACAAGCCGGGCTTCGACACGGCTACGCGCGAGCAGGTGGTCGACGGTCTGCACGAGGCCTTTGACGCCTTCGAGAAGTTCAACGGCAAGCAGGACTTCGACCGCGAGGTGAACAAGATCTTCATGAAGACGCCGGCCGTGCGGCTCGCGCTCAAGCGCATGACCAAGGAGCGCGCGTTCCAGTTTCTGGACGGCTCCCTCAAGGAAGACGCGAAGTTGCTTTTTGGTGAAACCAGGCCGTGGCACGGGTTCGTCACCGACTTCGCGCAGAACCACCTCGACGCGATGGTGAGCCGCAAGAAGAAGAACCTCGTGAACCCCTTCGACGTGCCCGCTCCCTACGCCATCGGCCTCAGCAGTCCGTCGGAAGACGACCCCAATCGCACGAACACGCCAGACCGCATCAGCGTGGTCAAAGCCCTGCAGGCGCTGAGCCGGATGGCCGCCCTCGCCACCAAGGAAGAGAAGGAGAAGAAGCCATGAGCCAACCCGTAGGCACCAAGTACTGGCAGGCCGTAACGCTGGGCGCCTCGCTCATTGGCCCGACCCTGCGCGCGCCCTACAACGGCCACGTGTGGGGGACCTTCACCTGGACGGGCACCCCGACGGGTGCTTTCGCGCTCGAGGCCCGTGTGGCCGGCGGGCCCTGGACGGTGGTGCCTGGGGCAGCGGCGGCCTGGACCACGCAGCCGGCGGGTGCGCCTCTGGCCACGGCGGTCTTCGTGAACTGGGTGAACGTCCCTGGCGATGAGTTCCGCATCGTGTACGCGGGCGCTGGGGCCGGCACGGTGACGGCGCACATCGGCCTCGGGGACTCGCAGGAGGGGTGATGCCGAAGCTGGGCATCGACCTTGCGATTCACCTGGGCATCGAGCTCGGCATCGACCTGGCCGGCGTGGCCGTGGTGCCGCCTGTGGTCGAGCCGCCCGCGCTCCTGACAGGGCTCAAGGCGTGGTTTGACTCGCGCGACACCGCCTACTTCGCGCTGGGGGGCGGCGGCGAGGTGAGCGCGTGGCTGTCGCGTGGCGGCTCGCTCGGCGCCATCGCATGGAGCCAGGGCACGGCCGCGAACCAGCCTATCCGCGTGCCGAGCGAGCCCCTCATGAACAACATGCCCGCGGTGCTGTTTGACGGCGTGAACGACAGCATTATCACCAACAACCAGAACGCGTGGACGTTCCTACACGACGGAACGGGACACAGCGTCTTTCGCGTCTACCGGATGGACTCGACCGGCGCCGCATCGCAGACGATCTCGGCCACAGCAGGCAGCACGTCGACCGTGGGCGCCAGGATGCAGTCGGGAGGCGTAGGCTCGTTCTCTTACCCGATTTACAACGGAACGGCCGCGGTCAACCTGACAGCCTTCGGAGCGCACTCTGCGCGCGACGTGGCCAGGTGGCACATGCTTGGGCACGTGACTGGCACCGCGTACAGCCGCACGTCAATCAGCTCGCTCTCAGGAGCAGACGTTGGTGGCCAGCTACCGAGCGTGGCGAATCCCACGAGCCCGTACCGCCTCGGCGCTGTCGTGCCCGCCGGCACCTTGCCGTTCAAGGGCCTCGTCGTGCAAGACATCTACTACGACCACGTGCTCAGCGCGGGCGAGCTCGCGACGCTCACGGCCTGGGCCGCGCCCCTCTACGGAGTTGCAGCATGAAACAGCTGACAGGGCTCACGCCCGCCATCACCGACCAGCGCGATGCGTTCGACGTGCTCGAGGGCTTGCCTGCCAAGAGCGAGAACATCGGCGAAGCGCTCCTGCCGTTCGTGCCCGACGTGTACTACGAGGGGGCGATCGGCTGGATCGGACACGCCTTCAACGTGAACGAGATCCCCGACCCAGAGACCGGCGAGCCCACGGGGGAGGCGGTCATCTACGTGCCCGACGAGCTCGCCGCCGAGTACCCCGACGGCACGGTGGTCGAGCTGCCCGACGGCAGCCTCGTCACGATCGACCTGTCGGCCGCCATCGACGTTCAGACCCAAGGAGGAGCCCCCATGC